CTCAACCTCAATCCAGCTGGTTCTGGTGAAGTCAATATCGTTGGTAATGTCAATATTGCTGGTATTCTGACAGCATCCGTCGTTCAAATCGATGCCTTCCAGAAGGGTGATACTTCGATTGCTCTAGACGACACTGGTTCTGACGGCACTATCAGATTCAATACTGATGGTGTTGAAGGAATGCGGTTGGATAACAACCAAAACCTTGGAGTCGGAACAGACGCACCAAGAGCAAGATTGGATGTTGTCGGTGATACTTTAGTTGAAAACATTACTGCTACTGGAATTGCTACTCTCACCCAAATTGATTCTCCTCTTGGTGAGTTTAACACCATCAACATTAGTTCTGGATTTGCTACCAACTTCACGTTCTCTGGTATTGCCACATTCCAAGACAATGTTTACTTCGGTGACAACGATGTTCTGAACTTTGGTAACTCCGATGATCTTCAAATCTACCATAGTGGATCTGATTCGATCATTAGAGATGTCGGCACTGGCAGATTGTTGTTACAAAGTGACGGAACCGAAATCAGACTCGGTTCTACTTCTGGTGAAAGATACGCAGTTTTCAATAACAACGGTGCTGTAGTTCTCTACTCTGATGATAACCTGAGATTCCAGACTACAACTCACGGTGTTAACGTTTATGGTGGAATCAACGTAACTGGTGTTTCCACTTTCACTAGTGATGTTCACTTCTACGATAATGATAGCCTTTTCTTTGGACTTAGTGATGATTTAAGAATCCGTCATGATGGTTCTAATAGTTACATCACTGAGCAGGGTCAAGGTAATCTTTATATTCAGGGTGATAACTACATCCTCATGCAAAGCACTGGTGGTGAAAACTACCTGATTGCTGGACTGAACGGAGCAATCGAACTCTACTACGATAACGTAAGAAAGTTCCAGACCACTGGTGTTGGTGTTACTGTACTTGGCAATACATTCACCCAGTCTCTTAACATAAGTGGAGTTACAACAGCAGCTAACATCGAGATCGGTGTTGCTAGCACTAACACAATAAATAGCAAGACAGGTGCTCTAACCTTAAACTCTGAGATCGGTAGCAACGTTGCTATCACCACTCACGTCAACATTGTCGGATTCCTTTCGGCAACTGATGGAATTTATTATGATTCTGGTGATTACAATGGTCCTAATGGAATCGCATTCTTCGATGGTGATGGACTGATTGTTAGTAGTGGTGCTACTACCAGTGCCGCTTCTACTTCAAATTATCTTCTCACAACAGACGCAGCAGGTGTTCCAGTATGGTCACAAGTATTTGACGGAGGTTCCTTCTAATGGCAAAACCAAATAGCAGACAAACACTTATCGATTATTGCCTGAGGAAACTTGGTGCTCCTGTTCTTGAAATTAACGTTGCCGATGAGCAGATTGATGATGCCGTAGATGATGCTCTTCAACTGTTCCATGAAAGGCACTTTGATGGTGTTGCCAGAACTTTCCTGAAGTATCAGATCACTTCTGAGGATAAAGATCGTGGAAGAGCTGGTCCTGGTGGAACAGGTATTACAAGTGAGACTGCAACTTCTACTGCTGGACCATCATTCACTTGGTACGAAAACGCAAACTATATTCAGGTTCCCGATTCTGTAATCGGTATTGAGAAGGTATTCAAGTTTGACTCCAGTTCCATTTCTAATGGAATGTTCAGTGTCAAGTATCAGTTGTTCTTAAATGACATTGCATTTGACCTTGGATATCAGGGTCTTCTTACATATGCGATGACTAAGAGTTATCTTGAGGATATTGACTTCTTACTGACAACTGATAAGCAACTCAGATTCAATAAGAGACAAAATAGATTATACATGGATATAGACTGGGCAAGTGCCGTAGTCGGTGACTATATTGTTCTTGACTGCTACAGGATCATGGATCCTGATGACTTTACCAATGTCTATAATGATTCTTTCTTGAAGATGTATCTTACTGCTCTAATTAAGAGACAGTGGGGTCAGAATCTCATCAAGTTCAAGGGAGCAAAACTTCCTGGTGGTATTGAACTTAATGGTAGAGAAATCTACGATGATGCTGAGAAAGAACTTGAGGACATCAAAAAGAGAATGCTCTCAGAATACGAAATTCCTCCCCTTGATCTTATCGGATAATGGCACTTAATCCATTTTTTCTACAAGGCTCTGCCAATGAACAGTATCTTTTACAAGATCTGATCAATGAGCATTTAAAAACTTATGGAATAGAAGTTTATTATATTCCAAGAAAAGTCTTAGGTGAAGATAATATTATCAGAGAGATTGAAGCATCTAAGTTTGATGATAACTTTGTCATTGAAGCATATCTAGAAAATTTTGAAGGATATGCTCCTGGGTCTGATATTATGACGAAGTTTGGAATTAACCTTCAAAATGAAATCACACTCACACTTTCAAAAGAAAGATTTGAGGAATTCATTCAACCATTTTTAGGTGAGTATGATCAAGACGAGATTCTCTTAACCACAAGACCAAAAGAGGGTGATCTTGTTTACTTCCCATTAGGTCAAAGAATTTTTGAGGTAAAGAGGGTAGAGCACGAACAACCTTTTTATCAGTTAGGAACAAATTACGTTTATAAACTTCAATGTGAACTCTTCCAGTATGAGAATGAGGACATTGACACAACCGTTGAGTTTATTGATACTCAAGTGAAAGAAGTTGGATATATTACAGAACTAACTCTTGTTGGTCAAGGTGTAACTGCTTCTCTTAGAATTGACAACTTTGGCAGAACTGGAGTACTCCAAAAAATTGTCCTCACCAATGATGGTGCTGGATATACACGAGTCCCAACAGTTTCTATTAGCACATCACCAGCACTTTTGCCAGGATCTACGGCAGAAGCAGTTGCTATTACTACAGTGAGAAGTGGAGTTCATTCTATTGATAGAATCCTTCTCACCAATCCTGGATATGGATATACTGTTCCACCAACGGTAACGATCACGAGTATTGCGAATACCGCACCTGGTGGGCAGGGTGTATATGGATCTGGAGCAGCTGCTACTTCAGTTCTTACAAACAGTGGTATTACATCAGTTCGTGTTGTTAATGGTGGTACAAATTACTACAATACACCAATAATTTCCTTTGGTTCTAGTACAGGAATTACACCTGCTAGAGCAGAAGCTGTTATCACCAATGGTGTAATCACTAACGTTCTTATTTCTGACACTGGTATTGGGTATACCGAAGCACCTACTTTGAATGTATTGCGTGTTGGTGAGGATGGATCTTTGATTGAAAGCAACTTCCAATACAACGAAGAAGTTGTTGGTCAAGCATCTTCTGTAACGGCAAAAGTAAGAGATTGGAACTCTAGTACCAAGATTCTTAAGGTTGGAATAAATAGTGGTAGATTCTACGTCGGTGAAGCAGTCGTTGGAACTGCGTCTTCTGCAAGGTGGAAAGTCGCATCTTACAATGATTATGATGAAAATTCTCCATATGATCAAAACGATGAATTTGAAACTGAAGGTTTGAGTATTATTGACTTCAGTGAAGATAACCCATTTGGTGACTTCTAATGTTAGGAACTTATTTTTACCACGAAATTATTAGAAGGACTATCGTAGCCTTCGGCACTCTATTCAATAACATTCATGTCCAACATAGGGACAATGACGGTAATGTTGTTGATGATATCAAGGTGCCATTGGCATATGCCCCAATGCAAAAGTTCCTTGCTAAAATTCAGCAGCAAGCAGATCTCAGCAAACCAGTTGCGATTACTTTACCAAGAATGTCATTTGAAATGACTGGCATTTCTTATGATCCCACCAGAAAGACGACAGCAACAAAAACTTTTAAAGCAGTTGCCACTAGTGGTGGTGACATTAGACAAGTATATCTTCCTGTCCCATACAACATTAACTTTCAGTTAGGGCTATATGTTAAGTTAAACGATGATGCTCTTCAAGTTACTGAACAAATTCTCCCATATTTCCAACCATCATTCAATTTAACGGTCGATCTTGTCTCTTCTATTGGAGAGAAAAAAGATATTCCAGTTGTCCTCAATGGAATCTCTATGCAGGATGACTATGAGGGTGACTTTTCAAGCAGAAGATCATTAATTTATACTTTTGATTTTACTGCTAAGACTTATCTGTTTGGTCCTGTTGCCGACTCTTCCGAAGGTCTCATTAGAAAAGTTCAGGTCGATTACTATTCAGACACTGATACTTCTACTGCTAAAAGAGAAGTCAGGTACACTGCCGTTCCAGATCCAATTGATGCAGATCCATCCGACGATTTTGGATTCTCGGAAACTATTGAGTTTTTCCAAGATTCTAAAACCTACAGTCCCACTCAACAGAAGGATATTTAATCATGTCAAATTATGATGGTATTGATAAGGCACTAGATGTTGAAGCATCTATTGTGCCAGAAGGTGGATGCTTGCCTAGAAAAAAGCAACTGAAAAACATCACTGACAAAACTGATATTGATAGGGATTATGAATATAGCAGAGGACAACTTTATTCTATCATTGAAAAGGGTCAGGAAACTCTTGATGGTGTAATGGAGTTGGCACAAGAAACCAACTCTCCTAGAGCATATGAAGTTGCTGGTCAATTGATTAAGAATGTTTCTGATGCTACTGATAAACTTCTTAAACTGCAGAAAGAGTTGAAAGAACTGAATGCCGAGGAAAAATCCAGCACAACTAATATTACTAACAATGCTCTGATCGTTGGTACTACTGCCGAACTACAGAAGTTAATCAAGCAAGGATTGTTAGACGAAAAGAAAAATAAATAACTGGGTAGATACTGTTTGGAATGGTCGAATGAATGAATCGAACAAAAGTGGTGATTCTTCTTTGCACGACTGGTTTACTAAGAGTCGTGCTTCTGATGGCACCCCTGGTTGGGTTCAGTTGGGTGGCAAATACGCAGGTAAACCCTGTGCCAAACAACCAGGTCAGACAACCAAACCAAAGTGCGGTTCAAGTAAAATGAAACGCAACCTAGATAAAGGTGAAGAAGAGTCGGCATTTCGTCGTAAGAATCGTGAAGACCCCAACCCCAATAGAAAAGGTAAAGCTAAAAACGTCGCAACTGAAGAAATGAACTTAGACGAAAAGTGCTGGCAAGGTTACACCCAAAAAGGTATGAAAAAGAAAGGCAACAAAACAGTTCCCAACTGCGTTCCTGTTGGTGAAGAAAAAGAAGGTGACCATGAGTTTGAAATGGCACGTCGTCAACTTGCGACAATGAAGAATGCTGCCAACAGACTTGAGAAAAAGATGGGTAAAAAAGGTGAGGGGAATTTGAAAGCTTGGGTCCAATCAAAACTAACTAAAGCTGCGGATTATGCTGACACTGCTGCCGACTATGTGACTAACGAAGCAAAGAACATTCACGGTGACATTGAAGTCCCTTCTGGTAACATAAAAAAACTTGCTTCTAGAGCAGCAAAGAGAATCGACACTGATGTTGATGGTGACGTAGAACATAATGATAAGCACAAGGGTGAGTATGGTGAGTTTGTTCCCACTGGTGGTGATCCTCGCAAAGCACAGGGTAGGCAGTTTACTTCACTAAAACTCAAGTCTGTAAAAGAAGCTCTTGAGGAGCAAAATGCTTCTGATTCACCTTTAGTCGGTAAGTATATTGATAACTCACCAGAGTTAAAACAAATCGAAAAAAGAAGAAAATTTAGTAATACTCTTAAGTCTGTAGGTTCTGCTTTGTCAAGTAATCCACTGGGAACTACTCTCAAAGCAGAAGAGACTGAGATTGATGAGGGTATCAAGATGGCTCTTGTCAGAGCCATTGATAAGACAAAACCAGGTCCTTTTACTAGAAGAGGAAGAATCAGAGATAAGTTAGTTAGATCTGAGATTGAAGATGCTGCTAAAAAGAATAAGAAGAGAAGATTCAGTGGTCTTGCTGCTTCTGAAAAAGCATCTAAAGCAGACAAATACATGAGTGCTGCTTCTCAAACTACTGCTTCCGAATCTTTTACCATTGATCCTAAGGAACATAGAAAGCAGCAACGTGCTGCTAAGATTCGTAATCTTGCACAGAAGGGTGCAACTGAAGGTGAAAAGGCAGCAGCAGAAAAGAAAACCAAAGGTCCTAAGATGTTTGGTGAATCTGCTGCCTGGACTAGAAAGGCAGGAAAGAACAAAGAAGGTGGTCTCAATGAGAAAGGACGCAAGTCTTACGAAAGAGAGAACCCTGGATCTGATCTGAAGGCACCTTCCAAGAAGGTCGGCAACCCTCGTCGTAAGTCCTTCTGTGCCAGAATGTCTGGTATGAAGAAGAAACTGACTTCTTCCAAGACTGCTAACGATCCCAATAGCAGAATCAATAAGTCCCTTAGAGCCTGGAACTGCTGATATGAAAAGTTTCAATCAATTCCTATCCGAAAGCATCACCATCAACGGTGACTTTAATGGAACCCTCAATATGGGTGGTTCTCAACCAGAACAGGCACAAGAGTCTTTCTTTGCTGATGTTGTCTGGGAAGGTAAAATCTACCGTCTAGAAGTAGAAGGTGGTATGATGAGTAAAAATGAGTTGGCAGAACATATTCAGGGTGAATATCCTGGAGCAATTGTTCATAACATTTATCCTGGTGTACAATCTAACAGAATCAAAAGTTCTTCAAGGTATCAACCAGAAAAACTAACCTGGAGTGACTAATGGCTCAGTGGAATAAACAAACTCAAGACTTCTTGAATCAAGAGAGAAGTCTTTTTGAGGTATTCAATATTGCAGATCACTGGGGAAACCAAACGGACTGGAGACCTCAGTTTTCTGACAATAACAGACTAAAGGTTGCTCCCTTCCAAACAGTTTTTTTCAATACCTTCCAGTATGGTAAGGAGACTGATGTTTGGGATGAGAGTGTAGTTGGTGTTGGAACTGCTACTCATAATGCCAGTTCCAGTAATGTGGTTATGGAAGTTGGTTCCACTGCTGGTAGTAAGGTTGTCAGACAGACTAAACAGGTAATGAGATACATTCCTGGTAGACCAGCAACTCTCGCATTTGCAATTCGTCTAGAGGCACCACAAGTCGGTATTCGCAGAAGATTCGGATTGTTTAATGAGACTGATGGTGCTTTCTTTGAGGATGATGGTGGCACATATTCTTATGTAATTCGCAGCAGTGCAACTGGTATCACTACAGAAACAAGAGTAACCAGAGAAAACTGGAATGGTGAAAAGTTTGATGGTAATGGATACACTGGTGTAACTGCTGATGCTACAAAACAGCAGATGATTTCCATTAACTATGAATGGTATGGTGCAGGTGGTGTAACATT